ACTATATTGTTAACAAGCAAATACGCAGGCGTTGGAACGCAAAGTAATAAATACATATATAATGAAAACACAAAAGGAGAAAATTATGACGTAGGTATATTTTATTCGTGGTCCCTAATTGTTATTGACCCATCAAAAAGCAATCGCAAATCAATAACACAAAATTAGGAGACTAACATGAAAACTTTACAAATCGAAGACGCGAAGACACGGTTCTTTGCTACAAAAGAAGACTACTTAAAATTCAGACAGGCGTGGAAGGACTTCCACAACAACGGCAAACTCGTATGGTATGAGGACGTAGACGTTACGTACTGGCTAGCACCCTCCACCGCAGATCGTGTATACGCCAAAACGAAATTTACGGCGCTCGGCCCAGAACACTACATGCTCTATAATCTGTTGCGCGGCTACCCGGCCGACAGAGGTTTCACACCTGCTAAAGGAGAAGATGTGTATTGTGGGTTAGCAGCAAACCTAACCCACATAATGTGGAATACAAGATATTTTTTACCAAAGTATATGGATGCGACAGTTGGCTATAAACATCTAGCTAACTATAGAAAAAAATTAGCTCTGCCGTTTGGAGAATTACCAACTGAAGTATATGTTGAACTATCTCAAATATTGGAAGAATACCTCAATGAGGAGGTAGCTTAAATGTCTTACATGAGCAAAGAAGAATATATAGCGGCGGTTGGCGGATATAATTTCCTTGAAGAACGGGCACGACTATTAGCTAAAGATTATTTGAAAGAATATGGAACTGGAACGCTGGACAACGTCGATATCGAAGCCGATGGTATTGCTGAAGGTGAGATATATATCGAATCATCATATTGGTGTGGAGAAGCGTGTAGCGAGTGGTACACAATCCCAGCGACATATTTATATCTCGACAATTGGCGAGAATTAGAAGATGCCAAACTTGCAGAACAAAAACGGATTGCAAAAGAACACGAAGCTACTCGTAAAGCCGAAGCAGAGATTCAGCAAGAGAAAGCAAGGTATGAATTATATTTGGAACTAAAGAAAAAATATGAAGGGTAATAAAGGAAGGGGCTTAACGCCCCTTTCTTTTTAATTAAATGTAGGCATGAACCTTGCCACAGTGCCTTCGTTACTAGCACCCATGTATTGGATGCCAACGTTTTGCATTGTGGAGGCTCTAAGAACAGCTCTCTCAAGCTCCTTAAAGTTGTCCCTATCATCTAGTGTGAGCTTCTCACCATCCTTACGCTTGATAAGATAAGGAACCTCGTAGTCAACGTCGTAATCCTTGTCCATCCAACGGTCTGGTTCGTCTACAAGGTCAGCAATATTCTTCCACACAACATGGTAAAAATCACCATGGCGTAATGAGATTAAGCAGTCATAAGCATCCTCGATAGTACGACCAGCCGAGATTGTTGGTACCCAAGGCTCAATTGCATCTCTGCGACCCTGTTCGTCCTTATACTGTCCGCTGTACATTGTGCGCTTAGTCTGACCAGGCTCAAACAGAACCTCACCAGTTTCAGGATTTACAACGTCATTCTCTACTGTATCATCTGGACCTAAGCTACTAACAAAACGCTCTGCTTCTTCCTCAGTATCAAACTTTGGGACATTTACAGGACCTCCACCCCAAGCTTCATTTACAGGATTATCGTAACTCATAGGAACGATAAGACATAACCATGCCTTCACACCCCAATCAGAAAATCCTCTCATCTCAACTCGAACATCCGTGTATCCAAGGTCATCAAGCTTTTGGCGTATCTCTGCCATATCTCTTTTCTTTGCTGCTTGGCTCCTAGGAACCCAAAGTTTAACACGATACCCGCCGGCGACCGCATCTGTGAAGGTACCTTTCAAGTTTAAAGCCTTTAACACTTCGTTTTTATATCTTGTAAATCCTGAACGAGCTTCATCAAGTGACTCGTTCCAATCTCCGAAGTCACTGTAGTCAAGTGCATGACGTAATGCGCGCATCGTGTTAGTTAATTTTTTTGCATACGAATGATCTGGTTTAGCATTTACAAAACGATCAACTGTGGCTTCGATTTTCTTGGCTGCGTCTACATCGCCCTTAAGACTATTAGCTATAGCACTAGAAGCAGAAATAAGATTACCACTAGAATCTATAACGTCTATTAGATAATCAATTATTTGAATATCATTTTCGCTCAATTCTTCTTTTGCTTTCCAGGGCCCCTGAACTACGTCTTCGGTAAATGATGCGTTGTTCCAATCTTCCAAATCACCCGCGTCTTCAAAATCATCACTTACTTCTTTTGCTGCGTTCGGACCAAACTTGATCTTTACAATGCTCACAATTTGAGCAGGTTCCAAGCCCCTGCGTTGTAGTTTGACCACAAAGTCTGCTATGATCTCAGCATCATCCTCAAGTTCTGGAGTATATTCTTCTGCGGACTCGCGTAAGCCGAAATCTTCGGCGTCTGGTATAACGTGTAATTCTTCACCAAAGTCATACCAACCGTAATCATCATCGTATGTCGCTTGTGAATCTTCTATATCTTCTTCCGAGAAGCCTTCATCTCTTAATTCAGCAAGAGTTTCTGGATCTAAGGGAAGTCTTTCTGCTCCCGACCAAGCCGCACGAACCTGTTCAACAGTTAGGCGTTGCTTATATCCGCTGTTGTTAACAACCATTGTGCCATCTGGCATCAATGTAGCAGTGCCAGTTTCAGTGCGCAATCGTTTCTGCTCGCCCTCAAAAATGTTGTCCTCTTCAATCCTACGTACAGACTCTAAAAGTTTTCTCATGTCGTTCATTATAGTATCCTTGTAATTCCTAGTTTGGTAAAGACTGCCTCAATAGGACAGAAAATTGTCACTGTGTCGCTGCCTGCAAAAAGCAAACCAACCACGTCCTTATTCTCGTTAAAAATTACTGAACCACTGTCGCCACCTTGGCTCATCGGTCCTGCCAAAAGTTGATTCGTAAACCGCGCTGTACCATCAGCGCCATAGTCAACGTCTACTGTCACGTCCGTAGCAATAATTTCATCTTGTGTGAAACCTGTTGTCCGACCTGACTTCTGAACCATGTCACCAACGTCCACTATGTAATTCACATCACCGCTAATGGCACCCATGTCTAGCACCTCGTTAGTAAATGAGATAGGTTCTAGTGCATCAACAAGCGGGTCGGAGTTGACTTGGTCACCATTTACTGTGACTGTGTTTTGCGAGTCTACTCTATATGCCTGTACACGGACGCCGCTACCTAAAGCTTTAGATGCAGCATTACCAACCGCAATAAACGCCCTCGTTAGTGGGCACCACTTTCTGCCTGAACTGTCGCCAGGAGCTGGCGGTGTCACAGGTGGCTCATCCACGGGTGGCTCTGGTGGAGGCACAACAACGGCTGTATTGATCCTTGCTAACGCACAATCTACTAAGTTTTCGCTAGTTGTGTCAAAATGTATAGGAACAAAATGGCTAAGAACTGCGACCTCAGATGTTGTGTTTCCACCGTCATATGGACCTGGCTGATATATCTTATCGCCTAATGCTGCATGGTTAGAATCAGCAAGTACGTGGTTGTTGGATAAGATGTGCGCCTCGCCATCTTTCTCTACAATCAAACCTAACGTACCAGCAGTGATCTTATAGTGACCTACGCTAATGCCTGGGACAATAGGCCGATGTTTTCTCCTATGATCCGCTACTGCTAGTGCCTTGACCAATCCGATCTCGACCACATCTGTTGCAACCGGACTGCCACCATCATCTAAAGCTTGCGGGACAATATCCTGCGCCGAAATAGTCTCCAGCGGCATCTTCTTTTGCACAAAACAAATAACTGCTTCGCGTCCAGTCTTCTTACCGTCTACAGTCTCTTCACCTACTCCAACAGCAACGACATTACTCTTTGCCATTAGCACATTACGATGAGCCTTCAGAACCCGACGGGTACCCCTAGATACTTTGATCATGCTACTCCTTTTTGTATTAGCTCTTGTATTTACCAGATAAGTATGTTATAATAAACGTTATGAAAAGAACTGTTCTCGAGATTGTTGATGAGGTCAACATAAAATTCCATGATCTTGATGTAATAACAAGACGAAAGCTCACCAATGAGTTGAGCTTCCTGTTGCCATATGCAAGACATACACCAGCGTTCAAGCTTGGTAGGTGGGATGGTAAAGTATCTTTTTGCGATATAGGTGCCCGTAGCTATCTAAATTTGCTAGAAAGATTACTCCCCATTGTACACGATCAGGGTTATGAGGTAGACATTGTAGACAACCGTCAACCAATGCCTAACTTTGAGTTTGAGCGAGTAGATGAAAATAGTTACAGCGATCACGTTTGGCCAGACTGGCACGACAAAGCAGGCGAGCCAATCATCTTACGAGATTACCAAGTTGAGATCATCAATTGCGCGTTAGAGACGCCGCAGGGTTTGCAAGAGATTTCCACTGGCGCAGGTAAGACCATTGTGACAGCAGCATTGTCGCAGCGCGTTGAGCAGTACGGTAGGTCTATTGTGGTTGTCCCGTCAGTTGACCTAGTAAAGCAAACGCACAAAAACTATTTGGCATTAGGTTTGGACGTAGGTGTGCTATACGGTGGAGAAAAAGAGTACACAAAGACACACACAATATGCACATGGCAAAGCTTGGAGTCCCTCAACAAAAAATCAAAAAATTACGATCCTGAGATCTCGATTGACGATTTCCTCGAAGGTGTTGTTTGTATTATGGTTGATGAGTGCCACGGTGCAAAAGCGGATGTGCTAAAGAAACTAATGACCAGCGTGTTTGCTAACATGCCGCTGCGGTGGGGATTTACGGGTACCATCCCCTACGACGATTTTGATTCGCTTGCATTGGTCGCGTCCATTGGTCCGCTAATAAATCAAATTGCTGCTAAGGATTTGCAGGACAAAGGCATACTAGCAAACTTGCACATTGACATTTTGCAATTGCAAGACTACGGACAGTACGCCAACTATCAATCTGAACTCTCGTTCCTCGTTACAGACCAGCGTAGACTAGAATGGTTAGCAGATCACGCATTAGCACAGAGCGTAGAAGGCAATGTGTTGATACTAGTTCAGCGTATCAAAACTGGCAAGGCACTTGTGGACATTTTTAACGAGAAGGGTTTTGAAGGCGAAACCGCCCCAGTGTTTGTGTCTGGTGTAACAGGCAGCGATGACAGACGCGACACGTATGACGAAGTTGCAATATCCAAAAGCAAAATTATTATAGCAACGTACGGAGTCGCCTCAGTGGGTATTGACATTCCCCGCATTTTTAATTTGTATTTGCTAGAACCAGGCAAGAGCTTTGTGCGCGTTGTACAGAGTATTGGTCGCGGCATTAGAAAAGCTGACGATAAGGATTTTGTGAATGTGTATGACATTGCATCCACATGCAAATTCTCAGCGAGACATGTAACAAAACGAAAGAAGTATTATAAGGATAAACAATATCCTTTCAAAGTAACCAAAGTGGAGTATTTGTAATGTTAATTTTAACAGAGGAGAACCTTCCTTATAACCTCGATTGCGTACCCGAGGAAGTGGATGGGTTGAGGTATTGTGTATTGGATTGTTCAAATCCTAAAAACATAGATTTTTATTGGTTACCTCTCATATTTTTAGAATCGTTTAATGCACCAGCAGTAGTATTAGAGATGGGTGAATTCAGAGTTCCAATGCCGTTGGACTGGTCAATGCTTGTTTGCGATGACAGTTATTCCGACATGGAAGTTATGCCACTCACAAGCTTAAATGATCGAGGCTTTCATACAGTGGCATTTAATCCCTTGCATCACCTTGTTCCAATACCACTGGAAGTAAATATTGTTAATATATACGCTGATGTAAAATGGTTCTTCCCTAAGCTAAAGAATGGTAATGTATTGGTAATGCCACTGGAACAGAAGCCCCGCCCAAAATGCGCACTGTTCGTAAAAGAAGGAAATAAAGTTCCTGATCCGCTGGATATGGCATTGCTATTTGGCGGCTAATGTGTTATACTTAAAAGAGTAGTTATGGCAAAGAAAGTACAGATACCGCTTAAAGAGATGTTGAGTGCGTTAGACAATAACGACTTTGACTTTTACACGCGGCTGTCAGATGAAGAGAAGAAAGTGTTTTCACCTTGGTTGGCTATGCGTTATGCAAGTGCAGCACAAGGTAACCTTTCATCTCATTACCTGCTAATGGTGAACGATATTGTAAACGTGAATTTTAGCTCACTCACAGCCCACCCCGATTTACAGTGGAAACTCTTAGCAGTGTGTGGTGCGGGCTCTAATGCGTTTCATCCTTGGATACCACCCAGCAAGAAGAAAGCAAAGAATAAGATACAAGAATTTCTAACAGAACGCTATCCACACCTCAAGCGAGATGAGATAGAACTTTTACAAGAGATAAACAATGCAGATGAACTCCGCGACCTTGCGAGAGATTATGGACTGGACGAAAAACAAGTCAGTGAAATCTTCGGAAAATAAACACAACTGTGGTTTTTGTAAACGTGCATTTAGTACGGAGCGCACACTCGCCGCGCATATGTGTACACAGAAGCGGAGACACCTCGATAAAGATAGCGTAGCAAGTAGGATGGGATTAGAGCTGTTTCGTAGGTTCTTTGAGATAAATACTGCTACGAAGAAACCCAAATCTATCGAAGATTTTATTGCGAGTAAGTATTATACGACCTTCATCAAGTTTGCCCGTCACTTGATGGACTTACGCCCAGTGGATCAAGGCCGTTTTGTGGATTTTGTTTTCCGTAATGGCATTAAAGAACGAGATTGGTGTAAAGATAAAATATATGAAGCGTACATACTTGACTTACTACAGAAGGAACCAGCAGACAGAGGTGTGGAGAGAAGCATTAATACGATGCAACAATGGGCCGAAGCCGAAGGAAAAGACTTCACGGACTTTTTCCGAGAGGTTGCGCCAGCCGAGGCAGCACACATTATCAAGATGGGTAAACTTTCTCCGTGGGTTCTCTATTTAGCAGAATCATCTGACTCCCTGTGGGGACGACTATCCGAAGAACAAGCGGACATGATCTCATCGCTGGTTGATCCCAAAATTTGGCGATTAAAGTTTGAACTAAAGAAAGAGGATTGCACGTTTATCCGAGACTTACTGAAGGACTTTGGATTATGATTTTCGGCTTAGTTTGTGTTTTGTTTTTGTTGGATTCTATCATAGCACATAGCATTGTGAGAATGTCGAAATGAAGATTACAACAGACGTTGACATTGACGTTTACGACCGCAACAAAGTTTTAGACAACCTACACGCAATTCCTGCGAGGATAGATCGTGAGAATGGCGAGTACGTAAAGCACAACACAGGCGTATACTTCCAACCTATTCCATATGATCCAGTAACTGGGCTTGCAAGCATAGACCACAAGCTTGCAGGTGAGCTAGGTTATATGAAACTTGACTTCCTCAACAACAGCCTATATAAAAATGTGCGCGATGAAGACCACCTCAATAGTTTACTTGAAATGAAACCAATGTGGGAGATGCTGGAGTACGCCGAGTTTGTTGAAAAGCTATTCCACATAGGTGAACATTTTGATATCGTAAAAGCAATCAAGCCTACGTCCGTGGAAGATCTCGCTGTCGTGCTTGCGCTAATACGCCCTGCAAAGCGATATTTACTTGACCAACCACGCAGTGTTATTGATAGAGAAATTTGGATCAAGCCTGAGGACGGCTATTATTTTAAAAAGGCACACAGCTACTCTTACGCTGTGGCTATAGTAGTTCAAATGAATTTGATGGTTGAGCAGGCTATGCTAACGTCATAGCAAAACTAGTTCGCCGTTTTTGACCTCATAACTACTAGCAATCTCATTATACAAACCATCTTCAATAATACGCACTATGTATTTGAGGTGGTCGATTGCCTTATTCCAGTCTTGCTTACCTACGCTTACCGCTGCCTCACGCGCTGCATATTGCGCAGGATTGTAAGCAGGGATTTTACTGTGGGCGTTTGCGTATTCCATTAACAACGCATTTAACTGATTAACATCAGTGCCATTGCTGCGATTGTTTTCTTCCATTTCACGCACAAAACCGTAACGACTTTCCAGTATACGCAACGACTTTACGCACTTGTCTAAAACAATGCCCTGCAAGTAGTCACCATACTTCGCATGCTCTGTCATCCTATGTGAGATATCACCAACGTGTTCAACAATAGGATTCAGCACACCACCAACATTGTGGAACTGTATCCTCAACATGACTTGTTCGGGACCGCTCCGCTGGGCATCAGCGATACCTTCAAAAGCAATTATAACGTTGTCTGGAAGTAGTTTCCTATCCTCAAGTATATTTTTCAGTCTCATTATTTCATCCACGTGTTGTAAAAAAAGCTCGAGATATGCAGTATTGGCGTACCAGTGACCATGACCTCGGTATCCGATTGTCCAGCAGTCGCTAAATCCTCATCTACTGTGGTGCGGTCACTAATTCGATATACAAGATCTTCTGCAGCCAGTTGTAGCATTTGCGGCGCCCCGTCTAAGCTACTTGGATAACTAAGTAAAAAATTCTCTATCTCTTCAAGCTGACTGCCTTCTAAATCAGAAATATTATCTAGTAATGCAGTTCCCCATTCGCTTGTCCAATCGTACACGTCTCTTGCAAATGCATAATGATATCCGTCAGTAGGGAATACTATCCATAGTTGACGGCCATTAGCAGAAAAATAGTTTGCAGTTCCTGAATCCGCAGTACAAAAAAGCGAGTTTGAACGATTCGCTGCCGAGTTGGCGTCATCTAACGCGCGATTAAATATTTTGTGGGTTATATCGTCGGTGTCTGACGGCTGGCGATCAGCCCTTGGTGAACGCACAAACGCCGCATATGTTTCAATTGGTAGGCGCGGCAATTTTGTGCCACGATAAAAAAGTGCACCGCCACTCTCTTGTACCCATTCTGAACAATTCTTCTGTATATACGCTTTTAGCTTTTCGCCAATGCGCACATTTTTAGCATCGTCGTCAGTTTCAATAACAACGTTAGACATACTGTTTTCGAGGAGGTCTATTGCCCTCATGCTATAACGATCCGCATGTTATGCTTCTGTGCATAATTGATGATGGGCATGATCCGTGTTAGGCGCTCTATAATGCCGCGCTTGTCTAAGCCCATGTCTATCATTCGTGCACCTTTTTTCCGTTCGATCTTATCCAATCCAGTTTCGGGATCTTTCGTCCTGACCATACCAAAATCTTGCTGCGTGTCGCTAGCCTCACGCCCATAATTATCAAGCTCGTCTGTATTCATCATCACCATCAGCCGACGTTTCAGCGCGGGAATCTCCCCTGGTTCAATGTGCCAACCTTCACCCTCAGGATCAAGCCCGAGAATTTGAAGAATGATACGCATGTTGGAGTTAGCAAGATTCAGCTCTGGTGCATCACTCTCATCTTCCATGGTGTATGTTTTGCCATGGCAGTATTCGCAGGGAATAGTGTCTAAATCCTTTATGAGCTTTAGTCTCTTTTCGATGCGGTCAATGCGGCGATCAATTTGGTCATTTACGCTTGCTAGGGTTGCTTGTCCATCGGCTATCTTTTTACGCGCCTTCTCATTCACTTCCGAAGGAAGATTTGGGTTGCTATCAAGGAAATGCTCCATCCAGTCAATAGACCGTTCAGCATCGTCCCTTAGTTTGAACAACTGCGGTAAACGCTTATCCCAGCCTTTTAAACGCTCACGAAGATTCAATTCATTAGCAGGGTAATACTGGTTACGTTTTGCTTTGTTTATAAAGCCGTCAATACCTGTCCCATCACAAACCCAGCACTCTTTCTGTACCGTTGCTCGAGGTGCATCAGGAACCCACATAGTCATGGATTCTGTGATAAACATTTCAAAAAGACGCATTTACTAGTTCCTACGTTGTGTGATTACTAGTATTTATCTAAGAAGCTATTTTTTCACCAATTGTATTTGACGGCGCTTGATGCGCTTTTTGAACAGGTCATTGAGGGAAGTTACTGGGCCGAATAAAATCTCTACGTCTTTCATATTGATAGTGCGTAAGCATCCGCGGAACTGATCCATTTGACCTTGGAGGAATATATTGATTGGCAGATGTCTGTTGCTTTCCCACCACCAAATCTCACCAAACTCTAAAAACAGTTTGCGTTCGCTTTTAGATTTGATAGACGTAAAATCATAGAAACTCATAATTTTATCATCAACATTTTGAATGATGCAGATATATTCGACGTCTACATGTTTTATGCCACTCAAAAACGGGAATTGTTCTTGTATTTGTTCTATCTCGTCAAAGTCCATGCTGGTTCCATTATAGTTGTAGTTTACATCATTATTTATAAGATGCGGATAAAAGATTGAAAGAATTAGATGTTAAGATAGACAGTGTTATGTGATAAATACAATTATGCTATACGACCTCTTTATATATGAAAACCGCATTGACCTGATGTTTGTGGATAACGTCATACGCAATTGCACTAGACTGGACAATGAACCTATGAACAAACGATTAATAAAAGTACACAAAGGCGTAGATAACCAAATTGATTTTAGGATTATGAACCGAGATCGAAAGGCTGTCTCCGTTGACCACCTAACCCTAAATGCAAGGTTGGTTAGCGCCGAGAACCGCGAGCGCGTCTTAGACCGCACTTGCAGCTTATCGTCAACCAAAGGTGACGCAAGGCTCTGGATCAGTGAAGGTGACCTTGTAAATATTGCTCCAGGTTTTTATGATCTAGTTGTCGTAGGGCAAGAAGCGTTAGTTCCACAGCTAACAGTAGGCGAGAATTTCGCCACACCATTCTATACTGATGGCACAGGTGAGATCGTAGCAAAAGTTGAGGTGCTTGCATCCGCTGATCCTACCCCAGTACCAACGGTTGTCTTTGAAACCACAGACTGGTATAGCGTAAGTGACCGCAACGGTCCCCGCACATATTACTCGTCTGCTATCCCAGGTGAAAGAGTAAAAAATCATCTCAATGCTGTCCACACCTTCTCCGTCTACACCACAGGATTCACTGGAACGGTACAGGTGAAAGCCTCGCTTGAATTACGTCCACCATCCAACCCCAACGATTATTTCCCTGTGGACATTACAACTGGTACTAATTACATTGAGTTTACAAACTACACTGGTCTAACAGCCCACACGTTTGAGGCAAACTTTATGTGGCTAATTATATCTTATGTCCCAGATGCAGACAATACTGGTACTGTTGAAAAGGTAATGATACGCTAAAAGACTTGCTATTTTATAGCGGCTATGCTATAATAAAGGAATGGCAGAGTTCCACGACGAATTTAAAGACATCTTAACGCAGTATATTTACGGCTTGCGACCTACACCCTCGGGTTGGTTAAAGACAAACTGCCAGTTGTGTCATCTACGTGGACACAACGCCGACCAAAAGCAAAGATTCGGAATACTCTTTAGTCCTGGTGGAGCTGTGGGCGCCAATTGCTTTAATTGTGGGTTCTCTGCATCTTGGCAACCTGGACAGGAACTGAGTCGGGGCATGGTGTTTTTATTGAACGGGATAGGTGTGCCGAAATCAGATGTAGACAAGCTGCGGTTCAATGCGTTTGTAAACAAGAGTAATGTACACTCTTTTGGTGGAGGAATACTAAAAGGGTCTATAACAGAGAAATGGCGCCCTGTGGAAGAACCTATGCCTGATTGTCATACAATACGCTTTTGGTTGCAAAATAATTGTGATGACGAAAATTTCATCAAGGTCGTTGAGTATGCGATAAGTAGAAATATACTAGACATAGATAAGATGGCATGGACACCGCACAAAGATTTTATGTTTAATAAGCGGCTCACAATCCCATACTATTATAGAGGTGAGCTTGTAGGGTGGACTGGTCGATTAGCATTTGGTGGGGGTAGCGCACCTAAGTACCACAATAATATGCCAGTAAACTTTATTTACGGACTTGATGACCAAGACGACTACGACAAGAAATACGTTATTATTAATGAGGGTGTAATAGATGCTATTGTAACTGATGGCATTGGAGTCTTGCACAATAATATTAACGATGAACAGGCTGCGGTAATAAATAAAGTACCAGCACAAAAGATTCTGTGTCCTGACCGTGACGCAAGCGGCGATGGACTTATCGAAATAGCAATTGAGAATAAATGGGCAGTTGCCTTTCCAAACTGGCGCAGAGATGATAAGGGCAGAATAATCAAAGACGCAAGCCAAGCAGCAGAACGCTACGGTCATATACTAACAATAAAAAGCATAATTGACACAGCAGAAACGGATAGCTTTGCTATACGCATGAAACGCAAATTAGACAGGAACGCATATGGATATTAAAGAATACTCCGACGACATAGAAGACCTATTTGTACAGTTTTTATACTCTGATCCAGAGACATTTGTGCGTGTAAAGAACATTATGAAACCAGGATTCTTTGACGATCCTGATAATAAAAAGATCATACAGTTCATGATGGATTACACAGACGAACACACTGCGTTGCCAGGTAAGGAACAGGTAAAAGCAATTACAGGCAAAGCGGTTGAAGTGATTGAGGACCTTAACAGCGAACACACCGACTGGTTCCTAAAAGAATTTGAACGGTTCTGCCAGCAAAAGGCAGCGTGTTTAGCAGTGTATGAATCACTAGACCTCATAAAGAACGATAGGCTGGGTGAGGTCGTTGAGAAAATTAAACAGGCAGCAGAGCTTGGCATTGTGAAGGATCTGGGCACGGATTACTTTATGAACGTAGCAGAACGCTTGCGTGAAATGCGCGAACGGCGCAGCATGATTAGCACAGGCTGGAAAACAGTTGATGATAAATTGTACGGTGGCATTGAACGTGGCACACTAACAATTTTTGCAGGACAGTCTGGCGCAGGTAAGAGCTTGTTTTTGCAAAACTTAGCGATCAACATGGCATCCAATGGACAGAACGTTGTGTACTTGAGTTTGGAGTTGAGTGAGCATTTGTGTTCGATGAGGCTTGACGCAATGACCTCAGGCTACGGCACAAAAGAAATTATGAAGAACATTGATGACGTTGATTTGCGTGTAAAAGCGTACTATAAGGGTCTCCAAGAGAAAGGCACGTTGATTATTAAGCAGTTGAAGAATGGCTGTACCTCAAACGATATACGTGCATTTGTGAAGGAGTACGAGACGCAGACTAAGCGTAAGGTAGACGCTATATTGGTGGACTATTTGGATTTGTGTATGCCCATTGACAAGCGTGTAAGCCCCAGCGATTTGTTTGTAAAGGACAAGTATGTGGCTGAGGAGTTGCGTAACATTGGTATTGATTTAAGCGTGGCAATGGTCACAGCCTCACAGCTAAACCGCAGTTCCCACGATGAAATCGAATTTGACCACAGTCATATTTCGGGCGGTATCTCAAAAATTAACACAGCAGATAATGTTATTGGTATTTTTACGACAATCTCAATGAAAGAGAGTGGTCGCTACCAAATACAGTTTATGAAGACACGATCCTCAGCTGGTGTTGGTAGCAAAGTTGACTTGAAGTTTGATATAAAAACGCTACGTATTAAGGATCTAGAAGAAGGTGAAGCAGATGCTACAATGGCTACTGCAACAAACATTTTGGACAGCTTGAAAAAGACAAACATAGTGACGGACAAACATAATCAACCAAAGAAGTCAGGGCTTGGGGATGCTAAGGCGCTGCGAGACTTGGTAAAACGTAAAAACATTTAGGTTGTGACGTCTAATAATTAGGGTGGGGGTGTAAAAATCTCCACCCTATCTTTTTGTCTATGGCTTTGACATGAAATCTGGTAAATACATACTAGTAGCAATCTTTAGGAGTCTTACTGGTGAACAACAAGAAAATCCCAATGCAGCAGAGTTCTCGCTCTATTCTGGAAGAACTGAACCGAGCCATTCCTGTAAAGAAGAAAGAGCATGTTGTTGAAGCACGTGGTCATCATATTATTTCTTCTGCAATTTACTTTTTGCAAATTCTCACTGAGAATTACACTGAAGAAGAAGCTGAGGCTGTTACTCGCCGCTTTTTAAGCAGTATTAAGAATGGCGATCCAAACAAGTTTATACGCTCCATCCGTAAAATACGTGAGAGTAAAGAGAGCGGAGACGAATAGTGAGGCTTGTAGAAATACAACGCCAACTAAAGACAAAGCGTAGGTTTCGCCGCGGAGACTATGTAGTTGAAGTTCGCCTAGAACGTCCAGGTGACGAAGCTAGGGAATTTTTGCGTATTACTGTTACTGAAGGTGACAAAGTAATCGCTAGCGGATTATACAAGCAACTAAATAAATTTGCTAAGTGGCAACCTCTTAGCATAAAGACA